ATATACCGCTTTTACGCCACCAATTGCATCTTTGCAGTCTAATGCTCTACCTGTTGTTAATTCACAAGCCATATTATAAATGTTTTGTAACTATAGAGGGCATTATTGCCCCCTATAATTGTGTTAATACTAGTCTAATCTTACGATGTCACCACCTTGTGCGTGTTGTACGCCACCTGTAAATTTAGCAACAACTCTAATATTGTCACTACCATCTAAATCACCCATATCTAACATACGGATTTCTGTGTGGTCAGAAAGTAAGTCAGTACCAAAGAATAAATTACTTCTTTGTGCCGCAGCCATTTTGTTATCTACCATACCACTACATACAGCTAATTTAACACCCTCAAACTCTGGAGTATATTGCCCCATATGATTAAAAGGAAATGCTGATAAAGCAGAAATAGCAGAAATGTACAATCTGTAAGACTTAGGCGATAAGTATATATATAAATCTTCTTTAGTATATACTGCACTAGGTATAGCCTCTACTACATTTTGTAGGTTAGCAATAATGTTAGATGATGTAAATGCAGTACCTGCACCACCCTCATTATCTGCCTCTACGATTGCAGTATCGTTTTCAAACAAGCCATTACCTGCTTGCATAAAACCTGTAAACTCACCACCATTACTATCCAAACCGTTCCATATAGATGTTTCTACGCTATCTGCAATAGTTTGTGATAGGTAAGATATAACAAATGCAGTAAAATCACCGCTCATATCTCTATTGTGTGCGCCTGCTTGCATTTGTGCCGCTTGCCAATCTGCTAGTAAATCTTTTTTACATAAATCAACATTTATTTGTAATTCTTTAGGATTTAACACTCTTTCTGTTAGTGTTAATGTACCTGCATCAGTAAAGTCACATGTAGCATCTGCAACTAAGCTAGCGCCTGCAACTTTAGTAATGTTTCTTTTAAATTTAACATTCTCTAAGACAGTTAAATACTCTAGTGATGTTGTACTTTTTAGTGCAGCAGCTATATACTGTCCTGCGTGTTCACCACTATAATTAGATGTAATTGAAAAACTCATTTTTTATTTATTATTTAGGTTATACATAAACTTTTCTCTAGCCGATAATTTCATATAATCAGCTTTGCTTAATTCTACTCTAGGAGTAGTATTTTTTGCGAATTTGTGCGCCTTTACAGGCTCTGCACTAGGCTCGTCACCTAATTCTTTTACTTTTTTAGACAATTCTAGATTTTCATTTTGTAAGTCTACAATGTTCTCGTCCTTAGCTAGATTTTCACCTCTTAACTCGTCTAACTCGGCAGATATTCTACTAATATCTTTTTGTACTTCCTCTAGTAATTCTTTTACTACAGTACCTACCTCTGCTAGCATAGTTTCTGTGCTATATTCTTCTTTTTCTTTTTTCATGTCGTCATCATCTTCATCACCTGCATCTACTTCTACTTCATCTTCTGCTACAGATACTTCTAATACTATACCACTTTCGTCTACAGTAAATTCTGTACCATCTTCTAAAGAGTAAGTACCTTGTGGCATTGGCGTTTGTTCGCCATCTTCTGACAAAATGTTAATCAATATGCCCTCTACTAATTCGTCTGCCTCTGATACAACTATAGTACCGTCAACTAGTTTGTTCTCATAGGCTAATTTTACTTCTTTATTTTCTGTATCTAAGCCTAAAGCAATTTTTATGCGTTCTTTAATATCCATTTTGGTAAAATTTTAAATTGTCCTTAATATAAAATATAATTTTTTTTAATTTGTTTTATTTTCACGATTTATAACTTTTTCTGCCCACCTTAACATCACATCACCACCCCATAAATTATATGATATAGTACCACAATCGTTATAGTCACCTGTGTTATATGTTTTTGCTCTTGACAAATAGCTATATACTCGTTTTACAGTCTTAAAACTTATAGGTTTGCGTGCCGCTAATTGTTGCGCCCTTACTTTACCTGTTTGTGTTGCACATTTGTTACCTCGTTCTTCATTCTCAATTATTGCTCTTTCCGCATTTGCAGTTGCACCTTTAGGGTAGTCAGTATAACTAGCTAATTTTGTACACACTTCGTTTGCCTGTACATCTTCTATAATATCTAAAATTGTTTGTATAATATCATGATCAGAACAAGGCATAAATACAGTATTGCCATCGAGTGTATGTTCGTGTACACCCTCGCAACCTAATTCTTTAGCTTTTGCTAGTGCCTCATCTTTATTATCATATAATGGTAAATCTATTAAACCATCTGCACCATCAGTCACCATACTACCTACTCTATCTAAATTTTGTGTAGCAAGTTTTTCCATTTTGTCAACAAAATAACCCTCAATACTTAAACCTTTTAACTCGCCACTCTTTATGCGTTCCCAGACTTCATCATTTAACACTCGCATAGTAACAAACCAAGTACCTACAGGTAACTCATAGCCATATAAATTACTTTTGTCGTTTGTGCTATTTTCTACTATCCAACTTTCAACAGTATGTACACCTGTTACTTTTTCTTCATGTTGTAAAGTTGCACTATTTGTGTTTTGATGTTTCATATACGCCTCTGCCGCTTTGCGTACAGTTTCTGCCGTAAAGTATACATAGTAATTTTTATCTTTATTGGCATCGTATCTGTATATCTGTTTGTAAGGTATTAGTGCAGGTGATACTAATAACCTTTTTTCTTCGTTTACTTTTGCAAATGTTAAATTTGCTTTATTGTTGTTAAAGTATACAAAATCTGTTTCTATAGCAGGCGATGTAACTAAACTTATAGCATCTATTGCTAATTCTTCGTTATCTTCGTCTACTACTAATTCTACTATATCGTAAGTTTCGTGTGCATCTTCACACTCTTGCAAAGTATCGTATTTGCAATTACCCTCACCAAATCTATATTTACCGTTTTCACATTTTTTACAAGGCATAATTTTATTTTTTTAAATTGTTGCTTTTCTTCTTATTTTACTCATTTTATCTTGTTGCTTAGTCATATCATCTGCTACTACAAATGCTTTTACTACACCCATAGTAGTGCCACCAATACCCTCACCACTAGCAAATGCTCTGCCGCCTCCTGCCTCGTTAATGGCACTCAATAATGGCTTAAACATTCTTGTACTATTTGCATTTATAACACTTTCACCTTTAGATAATCTTGCACTTACACTATCGCTAGTACCTGTACCAAAACCACTAACTATACCACCTAAAGCTAATTCTGGCTCTGGCGTAGCTTGTATTGCGCTTACTTGTTTAAAACCTGCGGCTACCGCTAATGCGGCAAATGGTATACCTAAAGGTACGCCAAACTGTGATAAAGCCTTACTTGCCGCTTGGTATGTATTAATAGTTGCTTGTGCTATAGCAGCTGCTTTGCCCATAGCCGATTCTTTACCAAAAACCTCTTGCGCAGTTTTCAAGCCTGTCATTAAACCTGCTTGTCTTTCTTTTCTTATAGCCTCTTGTCTTTTTAATTCTTCGTCTTGTTCTTTTTTACGCTTTGCCGCCGCTTCTTTTTCTGCTTTTTCTCTTTCTGCTATAGCTTTAAGTCTTGCAGTTTCTTCTGCCTTTTCTAAAGCCGCCATTTCTCGTACTAGTGCCTGTTCTTCTGACTTCATACGCTTGCGTTCACTAAAATTACTTCTCTGTATTTGGAAAACAGTAGCCTCTAATTGTGCCTCTGCGTCTAAATTTTCTTGTGACGATTTACTAAAACTATTCTCTACTTGTTGAAATCTTAATTTTTCATTAGCTACATGCAAGTCTTTTGCTAGTTGTTCATCTGCTAACTTATTTGCCTGTCGCATAAACTCTAATCGTTCATCTGCGGCAAACGCCTCTCTATCTCTAGCTTGTAGTCTAAGTTTCATAATCTCGCTTTCTGTCTTAGCTTTATCTACTAAAGCTTTTCTTTCAAACATCTGTAACGCTAGCCTATCTTTCTCTAATTGTGTTGCAATTTTTACCTCATCTTTAGTTTGGTTAACAAAATCGCCTACACTTTTACTAATCTTGCTTGTTACATCTTCTACACCTGTAAGTACTTGTAGTTGACTTTCGCCAAACTCTTTCATACCCTCTTTTATTGTACCTAAATCACCTTTAAAAACACCACCTATAACTTTACCTAATGCACCAAAAGACTGTATCATGCCCTCTATACGGTTTTCTACATTTTCTACAATAGCATCTTTTAAGTCTATAACGGCTTGCTTTGGATTGCTAAAAGCCTCAAACATTTTACCCCCTAACTCACTTAGTACATCTGTTATGTTACCTGTAACAACACCTATACCTGCTAGTATAGTTTTTAACTTAGCCGCACCTTGCTCGTTATCAGTAAAAAATTGTCTTAATGCGGCAAATGCTAATAATAATGCACCTATACCTGTAGCTGCTATACCACCTTTTATAGTTGTAAACATAGCCTTAGCAATAGGTATAACTTTAGCAAAAGCCGCTTTTATACCACCTATACTAACGCCCATTACACTAAAATTTTGTGCGGCATCTGTTGCGGCATTACTTGTTTCTTCGGTTTTTTTCTTTACATCTTCTAAACCTCTGTCGGCATCTTTAGTATCTGCTCTTAGTTTTATTACTTGTTCTATTTTTTCTGCCATTTGCCTAAAATTATCTCGTTATAATTAGTTTTATCTTTATACTTAGTTATTAAAGGTAGTACATCTTTAAATGCACTAAAACCTACTACTATTAATTCACCAAATAATTTAAAATCTTCTGCTTTATACATTTTTAACCTCTGTTACTTGTAATATTAAATTATACTCTAGTCTTGTACTTGTCAAACCTGTAACTTTAACCTCTATGTAGTCTGGTGTACTACTTATAGGTGCATAAGCTACAGATACAGAATTTAGTGCACTATCACCTTGATTTAGTAAAGGCACTTCTATTACTTCTGTAAGTGTATTATTTGCATACTTATATAAAATATAATGTGTAATAAAAAAAGCATTGTTATTTGTGCCATCTAATATTACTAGTTTGCTTTCTATATAGTATGCACTTTCGCAACTCTCATTAACAAAAAACCTTGCACCGTTATGCCCACCTATAAACAACTCTGTTGCAGTATTGTTAGTTGTTACACCATCGTATTGCAATATGCTAAATTTTGCTCTGTTAGATGTCTTAGATGCACTAAATGACAACTCACCATAATTGTCAGTATAAGCGTTTTTACCAATTGCTATACTATTGTTAGAATTATTTTGCATTATGTTTCTAAAACCTATAGCAATATTGTTTATACCGCTTTTTATAGTGTTACCTATACCTAAAGCAAAATTATTTGCACCGTTTAATGTGTTACCTGCATTTTTATTAGTTTCTGTTTTAGGCTTAATTTTAGTATCATAGCAATAGCATTTACTATTACGAAATTTAAAACCAAAATTTAGACAATCTTGTTCGTTACCATTTGTCGTACCTGTGCCTTTATCGTCAACAAATAAAACTTCACCTCTATCTAATATTCTTGCAATTTTTCTCATATTCTTAATAATTCTACTTTTGCTAGAGTATTTTTATCTGTGTTAAACTCTATTTTATTAACTCTGTAATGTTGCTCTTGTATTTTTACTATGTCACTAAATTTAAAATTATATATATCTGTAGGTTTTAGATTAAATTCTGCTTTGTATATTAAACCATTAGTTACATTATATTTCTCATTTATATAATCTGCCCAATATTTATTAAATAAAGTATTGCTAGGTATATTAGCTAGTGTAGGTGTGTATATTGGGTTTGTAAAACCAAATAACAAACTGTTACCGTCTGTTGTTACTTGTGGTAACGGTGCATTATTGTCACTACTACCATCATATTGTGTGCCATTATTTATTGAGTTATAACCTGCACCAAATATTGCACCATTATTATCTTGTATAATAAAGTTTGTATCATAGCCATTAGGATTTTTAAATATTAGTCTAGGTTTATTTGCAAAACCTTTTAAATCGTCACCGTTTCTACTAGCTATGTGTTGTAAATTTATGTTAGTATTTTCTAACTCTTTTACAAAAGGCGCACTAAATACATTTAATTTTATTTCGCTTACTTCTGTACTATCTACATCAAATTCTAGCACTTGATTACCATATATTTCATTATGTGTTATTTGATATTGTTGATGGTAATAATCTGCGCTATCTTCTGCGTGTTTAAATTCTAATCGTTTAGGTATTTCAATTGGCTCTATTACAAATTCATTAGAATTTACTTTATTACTCCAATCAACAACATTATTAGTTATGTAATCGTTATATGTTTCTATTTTCAGTATGTTGTTTTGTTCGCTTTCTACAGTTAAATTAAAAGCGGTAAATACATCTCTTAAAATATCTGCTAACTTAATACTACCTCGTCTACTTTTAACTAAAGTAGATGTGCTAGCATCTAATAACTCTAATTTTAATCTAGGCGGAAAACCATTAGTATTATATATCATTACATCGCCTGTCATAGCCGCAAACCTTATATTTAATGTTTCGCCTTGTATTAAATAAACGCTACCTGTAAAAGTATGTATTACATCGTAAGGACTACCACTATTTAGTGTAGTATCTGGTATAGATACTTGCCCTAAACTTACATCTTGTGCAAAACAATGTAAATTACCAAATTGTGCATCATCAGAATTAGTAGCCATGATCCTATACTCTATATTTACATAACAATCGAATGGCGCAGTTAACACACTTGTAGTTTGGTTAAAGTCATTATCTAAATCGCCACTTTCATTAGCAAAATTTATAGATGTCGGATTAAACACATTACCTATGTCAGTACCTGCGTTACCACCAACACTATCTGTACCACTACCTGTATCTGCCTCTATAATACTCTTTGGGTAGTCTGTAGCATTACCATCAATGTAACCTATGTCAAAAAATATATTGTTAAAAAGTGTGCTACTTAAAAATGTACTATTAAATGTAAAACCTGCTAAAGCAAAAATTTTGTCAACAATATATTTTAAGTTTATGTTTAAAAAATAGTTACTTTGATAATTAGGCATATATAAATTAGTATCGTCAACATAAATTTGCCCATCATTTACTAAAGCATAATACACTTTATCTGTAGTGCCGCCTGCGGTTAATGTGGTTAAGCCAAACCAAGACTGTATAACATTTAAAGGTGTGATTTTATGGTTTATATCAGTTAAATCTAAATCGTTTATAGTAGCATCTGCAAGTGTTTCTATAATATTAGCTACATCGTTAAACATTACTACATTGTATGTAACTTCTGTATTTTTATCTACTACATTTAGTAGTTTTAAAAAACCCTCTAATACTAGTACATCGTCACTATACAAAAAAGCCTTTACATTTTTATATGCGTTAAAATTTGTAGTATACCTATCTACATTATA